TAACCTAATGATTATTTGAATTTGTCATAAAAGTCTCACTGTAGGTACGTTCCTAGGGGATATGGTATTGGCTTGGGGTGACATAACTGGGGACTGGCAAGTATATGTGGTCAAAATTTCTTAATATATATTATTTTATAGTAGTAATACGACTTAGTATTATTATGTTTAATCCAGACCATGTGACGCCGTTAGAAAAAGCAAGAAGGTTAAAGGCTGCACAAACAGAGACAAAGGTAGCCAAAACTATTTCCATCCCAATTAGTTATTGGGCATTACTTGACCAGGTTCGAAACATAACAGGAAAGAAAAACGCCAATGAAACAATAATGTATTGTATTAAAGAAATAGGAATTGAGGAGGGTTTAGAATCTTGAACAAAAAACAAAAAGAAGTATTACTTGCAAAATTAAAAAGACATGTAAAGGTTTTAGAATCTTGACAAAACTAAAAGAACAAGAAAAGTTAGTGAAACAAATTTATCGTTTACGATTGGAATTATATCTCAAATTTAAAAAACCGTATGGAAATAAAGGATATGACAACTGAAATTATCCCCAGAGAAAAATGTAGAGTGTGCAAAATCTATTTAGCTAAAAACTGTCTTAATGATATTTGTTTAGAATGTTCTAAAAAAAACGTGATTTAAAATGAAAATGGAAATAATCGAAAGTGATTTGAAACAAATATTCCAATGGTTGCAATTATTAAATAATAAAGTTGATGACCTGGATAAACGAGTAAGCCACATAGAATTATTGCTAACTCAAGAAGATAAATAATTATTTCTTGTTATAAAAAATTGAAAGAATAAATCTTAAAATTTTCTTTATTTTTTTTATCATTACAGGTCTGTACCCAAAACAATCATTCCACTTCCTGCTGCAAACAATCCAGCTCCTCCAGCCTGATTCAATTGACAACCCCGAATTTCATCCGTAGTATTTGCCCACTTTCCCAAAAGTTGACGGTGAGTTGGTGCGGTTGCAGCACTATTATTAGAATTAATCATGGCGGTTCGCATTACGAGTTTACTTTGTGCTGAATCGACACAGCAGACTTGAATTGAGTCAAACTCTGCAAATCCATCATATCCACCAATTCCTGTAGTACTAACCGATGTTGTCGGGGCAGCGAAATTTGTAGAAACTTGTGATGCGTAATTATTTCCAACATCAACAACGCCTGCCGAATTGTAAAATGATAAATACCGTCGGATAGCTCCCCCCCCGTCACCTGTCCAAGCATATATTTGTAAAAAGTCTTTTACTGATGCTAGCGACCAGGTTACGTCCATTGTACCACCTGCAACTCCTAACGTTGTTGAACCTAGTATAGTCCATGCGCTAGCACCAGCAGCAGGTGTAAAATATTCTGGTGCTGTTGCACCAGCATTTACTTGAATCTGCTGTGCTGGGGTTCCTATTGCTAATCGTTGTAAATGAACTCCGTCCGAAAAAATTACGTCGCCAGCCGTTAAATCTGCACTCGTTACATTATCTGCATCAAGACTACCTCCATCCTGTACAACGGTTGCATCATGTTGATGATTTTTTAAAACGTTAGAACCACCACCAGAAAAGCCCATTGTTTATCCTCTATCTCGGTTAAATCTTGCTTGTTCTGTTGAAAGATACATTGGTGTAACTTGTGCTAATATGTCTGTGGTTCCTGCTGCACCAGGAGTAACTTGAACACTTACAACGTTTTGTCCGTTTATGTTTTGGTCTGCACCTGCACTTAATGTAATTGCAGGTTGACCATTTATTGAAAATGTGCAAGGGTTAGTTGCATCCTGATTTTTAATTGCTACTGAAATCGCAATACTTCGATATAATGTGGGGTAATGAATTGTTGTTGCACCTGCACCTGCTGCCACAACATCAGCAACAAAAGTACTTTCAGCAGTTGTATCGTTTGGTTTTACCGTGACTCGGTATCCTAAAATAATTTGAGGCATTTAAGCCACCTTAGAAAAGATTGGCGTATTTAATCGCAAAAGAATATTGGGCAATACCACCACCAGTGACTGTCTGAGCTGATGAGAAGGATAATTGTTTACCTCCACTTTGACCACCAACAGAAATTGGAATATTTCCCATAACGACACGACCCGCACTGGCTGCTGAACTAGCAACGGAAAAGTTGGTAACTCCTGATTGAATACCATTAACGAGTACGTTTGTTTGATATGTTGCTGCTCCTGGAGGGTCTCCATTATTAACCCAATCCTGGATTTCATTACTCTGGTTTAATTGTTGAATCGTAAGTTGTGTAATATCATCAGTGGAAGGAGCAAAAATATTTAATGCAGCTCCTGCTGTCGTATAACTTCGCATAATTGGGACAGCCATTATAGACTTGTCTCCTGTAAATTACCCATTGAGTTGGAACCAGAAAACGAGGCAGTTGATGCTCCAATAATTGATGTTGCTACTGCACCTATTGCTGATTCTATACCACCAATTCCATATGCGGCTGCTGCTGGTATTACTTTGCCTATTGTACCACTAGCCATTCCTGGTGATATTGCACCTAGTATGACGGTTCCTAAGGCTGCAATACCTGCACCTGCAAGAATCTTGTTTACTGTTTTACCTGTCTTTAATTTGAATGCCATTCTCAGTTCTTAGAATAGAGAATGACTTAATAAATATGCCTATTTTACATAAGCATGGTTATCGGTAAGATTGGAAGCTATTTAGCTTTAGGTCTTGCAGGTGCGTTCGTTCTCAATGCTTTAATCAGACCTGGTTCTGCAGCAGCCACAGGTGGCGCATTACAAGAAACAGGTGCGGGAATAGCCTCAATTGGTGCGGGGATAGGGGATTCATTACGGTCAATTGGCTCGGGAAGCAGCAAGTTGTTCGATCCCTTGTTCACGTTAAGAGATTTAGTTTGGTCTCCTGGTGTTGCAGGGTCAGCAAATATGAGTCCAGTAGCACAAAAACAGGGTGATACAGCTAACCGAATTAATACAGGTTCTAATACTGTTACATGGTCATCACGTAATACTACATCTACTCCAGGTGGAGGAGCAAACATATCAAGTTTAGGTTCACAACGAGCATCAGGTGGGGGCTTTAGGGCAGCGAATTAAAAATGAAAAAAGGAAGTAAAGAAGCCAAAGCTTGGGGTCGTAAGATGAAACGACTTAGAGAGGGTAAATCTACTAGAAAGGGTCAAGTTAGAAAAACTGCTCGGAGAGCGTATAAAGGATTAAAAAAACGGACTAAACGGTCAAGATGTATCACTAAATGCGTAACTAGAAGGTATAAAGGTAAATCATCTAGTAATTGGTCATTTTAGACCCAGTTGTATTTCTCGCCTTTACACTTAGGGCAATCAATAGTTGTATTATAGATGGGGTCTAGTTTGTTAGAACTGGTCTGAGAATCTACTGTTCTTACCATCCCATGAGGAATACCTGTGTCAGTATCTGCACAATAATCACAGGGTAGATACTGCTTGAGTTTCAGCTCCAGGTTGGGTCTGTTTATTATTGGTGTTGGCTGATTTGATTTTTTCATAAATTCGTTCAACTATAGCAGGGTCTTTCTTAACTGCTTCTTCAACCTGTGGAACCAGGAAAGATGCAGCCTTTTGATACTTCTTGGGTATTAACTGCATGATAACTTCACCTAGACCTGAGTCTTTCATGTCTGAATCGGTTACTGTATTACCATTTTTCAATCTGTTTACTGCTCCGTTTAATCTTTTTACTTCCAATGCATGGTCAGTATCGCCTTCTTTTTTTCGGTCTGCTAAATATTTAATATCATTCTCAAAGTCTTTGATGCGCTGCCGAGAGTGTTTGTTAGTAACAGACCGACTCCGAGCAACGAACATACAGGAAATACCAGCAGATATACTTGCAACCAGGATAAGTGCTGATGATAAAAGCTCTTCCATACCATAATTATCAGGTATTTACTTAGTTCTAAGTGTTTTCTACTTGTCTTTTACTTGATTCTACTTGATTCTACTTGATTCTACTTACTTTTACTTAATTTTATTTGACAAAAACCCCTAACTAACCTAATGATTATTTGAATTTGTCATAAAAGTCTCACTGTAGGTACGTTCCTAGGGGATATGGTATTGGCTTGGGGTGACATAACTGGGGACTGGCAAGTATATGTGGTCAAAATTTCTTAATATATATTATTTTA